CCCAAGTTTAATGCAAAACACTTTTTGTAAGGCGTGGGTGGAGGAACACTTAAAAACAATACTATGACACTGAATACAACCTCAGATAAAAAATCAAAGGAAGAAATTGAGTTAATCAAAGCTATGAAGGTACCAGAGAAAACAAAGGAATCTATAGAATTTGAAAGAAAGAGACAAGAAGAAGATGAGAGGATAAAAGAAGATAAACGTATAGAAGGAATAAAGGAGCTTAAACGGCATGGCGAGACGTTAGAATGTGATGAGTGTAATAAATATATGGGAATGACAAATGGAGATATGAACTGCTCAACAGTAGTATGTTGGGAATGTATTAAGAGTGCTTTTAAATAGAAATAGTTATATGGAAGCAAAACCCTTTAATAGCGAAGCAAAAGGGGATATACGAGATAAGTCTGGAAAGTACTTAAAAGGACATGACTCTCCAGGCCCTGGTAGACCTAAAGGCAAGACTATGAAAGAGTTTGCCCGTGAGTTTCTAATGAACCAATCAGATGAAGAGAAGAAACAATGGTTAAGAGATATAGGCAAAGACACAGTTTGGAAAATGGCGGAAGGTAACCCACATCAAGGTGGAAGTTTAGAAGTAAGAGAAATACCTATACCTTTAGCAGACATAACAAAACAAAACGATGGTATTTTGCATAACGACAGCAACAAAGAAAATAGCGAAACTAAGCAAGAAGATAAGAGTAGTTCAGGGGGGTACTAGTGCCAGTAAGACAATATCAATCCTCATCTACCTTATTAGCAAAGCACAGACAGACAAAGAGAAGACCCTAACCAGCATAGTTTCAGAGTCATTTCCTCACTTAAAACGTGGGGCAATGCGTGATTTTAAGAATATAATGCAATCCCATAAGTATTGGGTAGATAGCAGATGGAATGCTACAGATAGTATATATACATTCGAGACAGGCAGTCAGCTAGAGTTCTTCTCAGCAGATCAATCAGATAAGCTAAGAGGTGCAAGACGAGACAGATGTTTCATGAACGAGGCAAACAACATGACGTTAGATGCCTTTGATCAGTTAGAGGTTAGAACCAAAGAGGTCATGTTCATTGACTACAACCCTACAAGAGAGTTCTGGGTGTTTACAGACATTATGGGGGTAAGAGATGACGTAGAACACATAATATTGACCTACAAGGACTGTGAGGCTCTCTCAGAGGAGATAGTGGACAGTATAGAGCAACGAAAGAATAGAAAAGGTTGGTGGAAGGTTTATGGAGAAGGAAAGCTAGGAGAAGTAGAAGGCAAGATATATAAGAACTGGAAGATCATTGATGGAGTACCACACGAGGCTAGACTAGAGAGGATAGGTGTTGACTTCGGTTATAGCAATGACCCAACAGCAATAGTGGCAGTCTATTACTATAATGGTGGCTATATTGTGGATGAAATAACTTTTATAAAGGGTTTATTAAATAAACAAATAGCAGACATTTTATTAAATGAAGAAGAATCTGCATTATGTATTGCAGATAGTGCAGAGCCTAAGAGCATAGACGAGATAAAGAGCTATGGCGTAAATATACAAGGATCAAAGAAGAAAGTGTTTAAAAAGACGTTTGGAAGCAAAGAGAGTTATGTTAAGTGGAGTATTGGTCTAGTGCAGGAACAACAGATAAGCGTAACAAAAAGAAGCGTAAACATCATTAAAGAGTATAGGAACTTCTTATGGGTAGTTGACAAAGAGGGGCATATAACAAACGTACCAGAACATACCTTTAGTCATTCAATGGACGCTATCAAGTACGCAATATGCTCAATACAGCCAGTTCTAAAGCTATCCGAACACAGAGACAAATTTCAGTTTCAACAACATTATAGGAAAAAGAAATCAAACGTAAACCCAGCAAGATGAAGGAAGTAATAAAATTACAAAGACCAGAAATACAAAAACAGCGTAGACTCTGGCGGAAGAAGTACGAGGCAGCTGGAATGGAAGAAGAGAAGATACTAGAAAAGATGTGGTGGCATAAGACAGGAATGATACTAGGAGTAGAGAATCTAAATGTTTTTACTTATGACAAAGATGGATATATGGGCGAAGGACACTATAACCCAATAGGAATAAGACTAATATGAGTGAATACAACTGCCCAAATCAGTGCGGAGACTGCTGCAAGAAGATGTATATACCATTCGGAGATGGTAAACAGACAGACTGGTCAAGATGGATAAAACTACATAAGGGGCTCGAAATCAATGTGTATAAGGGGCTTGAGTGTATCGTATTAAATAATGTTTGCAGAAAACTAAAAGATAACAAGTGCACAATCTATAAAGATCGCCCCGATATGTGTAAGAACTTTAGGTGCGATAAGTAATTATGACAAAAGAAACATTACCAATACCAGAACCAGTAACGGAAGTTAAAAAAGAACCACCTAGGCAAGAACGGTTTAAGGTAGTTATGCAACTGAATGGTACAGAGTACGTTGCAGATGGCAACACAATAGAGTTAGCAATTAAAAAGCTAAAGATACCATTCTATAAAACAAAGGCAATAATCAATGTATTTGATGGAGATAGAACAGCTGAGATGGTTATTTATAGAACAGCCAAACTAAGAAAGTTATTTGGCGACAAAGTAACCCTAGAAGTAGTGTCTAGGAACTTATTAAATAGACTATGTTAGTACATACAGAAACAATTTCAGAGACAACAGCTTCAGGAGCTATATCAGAGAATACAGCAATCAAGCTAGAGGGTGTAGTTAGGAAGATCTCTGTACAACCAGAGACAGAGACAACACAATACGACCTTAGCTTAACAGACGGCAATGGTGTCGTATTTTATAACAGAAAGAGCTTAGTTGGTACAACCACAGACTTTGAAGCATTTAATGTTAATAGCTATATAACGGTTGACATTGCTAATGCCACTGCTGACGAAGACTTTGTAATTGAACTAGAAGTAAGATTTGTATGAGAGTACTACATTTACTAAAAGCCTACAGAGTACGCTTGGCCTACAGAAGAAAACGAAAGCTAAAGATAAGGAAGTTAGCAGAAGATAGAAAGATAATAAGCAGGATATACGTGAAGATAGACGAAGTTCGCCAAGAATACTTAAAACACCAAAGAGAGAATCCATATGATTCAAAGAATGGTGTTTATCACTCTAAAATAACTTTACTAGAAGATTTACTTAAATGAGCACCAATACAAGATACAAAGCACAAGAAACAGCATACATTGTAGGGGCTACAGGAGCACCTGCAACGCTTACAGCTACCTATACGGACAATGACGCAACTTTTAGGGTCAGAGGCTTCTCACAGGCTGTTTTTTACGTTCAGTACACACCAGCAGCAGGACAGACTAATCGATTTATCACAATCAAGTATGATTTCGGAGATATAACAACAAACACTGGCTATCAATATGTAAGCAAGAATAGTTCTACAACACTAAGAAAGGAATATATTACACCAACAAAGTTTATAGGAGCGACAGGTGGGACGGTTTATAAGCTAAGAGACAACATAGATTTAGCAGATGTTTGGATGACAGTTTCGGTTAAAGAAAACGGTGCAGCAGACTTTGGCACCATATCAATAATACGAGTATTAAGTTCATAGTATGAAGTTGTTTTTAAGAATAGCATTGCCAGTTATGGCGTTAGTAATTGTCTGTACCGCAGTCAATGCTGGTGGAGATCTATTTGGTTTTGAACCACCAGAGATTACAAGCATTATGGCAGACGACTTCTTACCAGACGCAAATAATACGTATGATCTAGGATCTTATGATTTTTCTTGGAAGGATATATACGCAAGCGGAACTGCATATATAGGTGGAGTTAATATTCCAGACGTTTATACAGCGAAAGAAGAACCAACTGGATTTGTTAATAAAGATAATGTGATAACTTGGGATGACGCAACTCGTACAATTTCCATTGCTGGAGATCACGATATTTATATACACGGCAAAAGATTCACAATGAGTGCAACCTCAACAGTAATACCAGATGTATCAACACAACACATAGCATATTATGATGCGAACGGAGTTTTACAAAACAGCACAGTCTTTCCTGGACTTGATCTACCGTTAATGTCTACCTTGTACTGGAACAGCTCATCAACGCAAGGCTTTATTGGCGAAGAAAGACACGGAATAGTAATGGATTACAAGACTCATGAAATATTACATCAGACAGTTGGCACTGCTTACGAAGGTGGTTTTACGGCAACATTTGACGATACAACATTTACTATAGGAGAGGGTACAATACACGACGAAGATATTGAGTTCATACACAGTGCAACTACAACTGCTGATATTTTTTACAAAAACGGGTCAACAGCCTACGAGTGGGATGATGGTCAAACAAATTACATGAAGTTAATTGGTGGAAATGTTCAATATAATAATGGCAACGATTTAGAGGATGTTCCAACAAATCAGTATTCAGCTATGTGGATATTCGCTACGAACAACTTAGATAAGCCGATATCCGCCATACTGGGGCAGAGAACCGATACTACACTCGCCTCCGCTAGACAGAGTAATACGCTAAGTAATCTATCACTTGGAACGCTACCGACCAAAGAGATGAAAATCTTATACCGAGTTCTTCTAAGAAATGACGCAACGCCATATGTGGAGACACAGGACTTACGGGCAGTTCAGAACTTACCGTCTGGAACATACACTGCAACTGGGCATGACTCATTAACAAATCTATTATGGACATCATCGGGACATAACGACACAGTATTTAATGTAGACGTTAATAATGATAGTCGTGTTGGGATTGGCACAGATTTTCCAGGTACTAGACTAACGCTTTCTGGTGGAGATTTCTCGATAGGGGATGGATCAGCAACAACGACACTAGACGAAAGTAGTTTTATTTTTAACGATACTGCCTCCGATAGCACGGGCGTATTTAACATTGAGTCTAGCGGTAATGTAAATTCAAGCGGAACACTAAGTATAAACGGACTTGGAAGAGACAAGGTTAGTGCATCCTCTACGATACTTTCGGCTGGATGGGGAGCAACAACTACCATAGCAGGAGATCTTTTAGTGGGTGGTCAGCCGTTCACCTCCTTACCAGCAGCGTTCTGGAGAGATGGGTCAGTGGTTGTTGGTGGTAACTTACAAGTAAACAATAGACTCGAACAACTAGGAACAGTAAGATTCCATAGCAGTTTTACCCTTTTAGATAATATTTTTGTACAAATAGGTAATTCTACTGATGCAAAGTTCGGTTGGAACACAACACAGACCCCAGACGCTTTTCACTTTTCATCGGGTCAGGGTAGTAACTCTATCCTAATAACAGAAGATAATGATTTTACCTTTGACTTTAAACAACCCAATAGAACAGATCCAACAATTATCATTCATTCAACATCAACCTCTAATACAGGATTATATGGCGAGTTCGACTACAACCACCTACGGATGACTTCATTTGATGGCAAGGCTACGACAACAATACAGGTCTCGGATAGAAACACGACATCAACAATGGCCTTTGGAATGCCAGACGTAGAGCTTGCAACACCTGGACATGGAACTTGTTTGAAGCTAGTAGCTGGCGATACAGGGGCAGTTTTCTATGTGTCGTTCCAGCATGACGGTAACAACGATGGTACAGCAGATGACCCAGGCTTTGTCTATAGTAATGACACGTCTTGTGATGCTGATACCCCATAAAATTATGAGAGTAAATCAAAAAAAATTATTAGGAATATTGGCGGGCAGTATAGTTTCGATACTTTTCTGTTCGACTGCCGTATTTGCTATTAGTGGATATATCCCAAGTAAAACGAGTGGTTCATATGGAGAGGCTTATGTCGTAAACGTATCAAATGCTTCTTCGACTTATGGTCTTAATGAAATAATACTAAACCAAGTAGATGGGACAGGGATTGGGAACGGAGAATTTAATGTAGCGTCAGGTGGAAATATATCAACATCTGGAACA